CGTACTCGTACGCGTACTGTAACCACTAACAAGTGGTTTTCTGGTGCTTTTACTTATCCATTGTTCCTTGACGGAACTCTTATGGGTAAGTTGCATCAGCATTACGCGGACGCCCAACATTTGTTGGGTATCGGGCTTACGCCTGATGTAGTATGGGAGCTCACTCCATGGAGCTGGCTCATCGACTGGTACTCTAACGTTGGTGATGTTATGACCAACGTTAGAGCATTCATGTTCGATGGGCTTGTGATGCTGTACGGCTACATAATGTGGGAGATCCACGCCGTTACTGATGTGTACTTGGTAATTCCCAAGTACTGGTCAGACGGTTCGGATCACACAAGTGTAGCCAAGATCGAGACTGTAAACCAGAATCGACTTCCAGCAACACCCTTTGGATTCGGGGTCGATCTTGCCAGTCTATCGGCAAGACAGATCGCAATCCTCGGAGCGCTAGGATTAGTCCTAGTGTTATGAGACTTAGAGTTAACTGAGTCTCACCCACGGCTGGAAATCTCCAGTCCGCCATAGCGGTTCTTCCGCTTGAAAACGAAAGAGTAAGTGCCATGGCTTTCGCCGATCCGCAGTCAATTACTGTGAACGCAGTTGCCCAGTCAATGCCGAGAACTGGATCCGGACCTTTGTCCGGTCAGTTCTCGACGGCTGATGGCATCTTTCAGCTCGAGGTCTCTCACCAACACGGTAAGAGGAATCGACACGTGATTCGCGTCACACAGACCAAGACTGTCACCGACCCGCTTGTGCCGGCCCAAAACGTTATCGCTTCCATGTCGACGTATGTCGTTGTGGATGCGCCAACCTTCGGGTTCAGCAACACCGAGCTCAAGTACGTCGTCGATGCGCTTAGTGCGTATCTGGCGGCCTCTTCTGGAGCGAAGGTGACCCAGCTTCTGGGCAACGAGTCGTGACCAGTCCTTCTGACGTTATTCTTGCATGCAATGGTACGCTACTTGCGTTCATTGCTGTGCAGGTTCGGAAGATTTCTTCCGATCCTATTCAGCGAAAGCTGTCTAAGAAGCGTCAGAGGAAAAGCTAAGGGATTTTAGTCCTTAGCTTAGTTGTGGGAGTTAGTCATGGTTAACTCTATGGCTAACTTCCTCAATTACTCTTGGTCCTTGACTGATTTGTGCGAACAACATGGCTATGGATCACTCGACCCCCGTTAGGAGGCGCGTGTGAAAAGCCTGATATTGCTCTGGCGTGAACTGCTCGATGATCTGGGCAGTTGGTGTTGTACAAGCACTACGTTGGACCTTAAAACAGCCCAACGTCGGATTGAACACGAGGGGTTATCATTTTTAACAATAACCCTGTCGAATTTCGCCGCAGACTTCGAAAAAAGTCTAGAGCGAGGATTCGTCGATCACGCTGTGTTTGAAGGATTTTCCTTCCACAGAGGAACTCCCAGATTTCTGGGTGGTTTCCTTGATCTTGTGTTCGATCGTGCTACAGGTCGGCTACTTAATTCGCCGTCCATAGATGCAATCTTTGCTGTACGCCAGCTAACGCGGGCGTTCAGTAAAGTTCTCCTCCCTGCTAATGAAAGCAGAGTGGAGAAAGCTATGAACGGTTATATTAAGTGTGAGCAAGAAGTTAAAGACTCTGATAGGAGCATGAAAAATGCAGACCTTTCACATTATGAAAGGGTATCAGGTCTACTATGGGCAGATGTACTTTCCTACGTTGACCACAAAATCAACGCAGGAGACATCTTTCCTAGTCATGGACCTGGGTCCACTGCTGATCGAGTTTCTGGTAACCAGAAATTCGACCAGAAAAGCTGGACATCCAGGTTGGAGGCGATCTTTCCTTTCGGTGAGTTCGCAATTCCAAATTGGAGGTATCACTACCTCCTTGACCATGTTAACTTCTTCGAACCCGGGGAGGAATTACCTGTTAAAGTAATTCCTGTTCCTAAAACGTTGAAAACTCCTCGAATTATTGCGATGGAGCCTACGTGCATGATGTACATGCAACAAGCTCTTAAGCAAGAACTCGTGGAAGCTCTTGAACGTGTTCAACTTCCTGGTTTTTCCAGGACGAACATAGTCAGGAACTTCATCGGATTTTCTGACCAGACCCCTAACCAGGATCTTGCCAGAATTGGTTCAGAATCTTCTGAACTAGCTACACTTGATTTAAGTGAAGCATCTGATAGAGTTTCCAATCAGCTTGTTAGATTGATGTTGCGCAACCATCCTCATTTTGCAGAGGCCGTTGATGCAACTAGATCTAGAAAAGCTGATGTTCCTGGCCATGGCGTTATTCGCCTAGCCAAGTTCGCGTCTATGGGTTCAGCTCTCTGTTTCCCAATTGAGGCTATGGTTTTTCTTACCATAGTTTTCGTTGGGATCGAAAGAGAGCTTGGCCGACCTCTCTCTTGGAGGGATTTGCGTTCCTTCAAGAGGAGAGTGCGCGTTTACGGAGATGATATTATCGTCCCCGTAGACTATGTACCGGCCGTTATCCGTGCGCTAGAAGATTTTGGTCTTCTAGTTAACAGGGACAAGTCTTTCTGGACTGGCAAGTTCAGAGAGTCTTGTGGCAAGGACTATTACGACGGGAATGACGTTTCAATCGTCAAATTCCGTCGTGTAGTACCTACCAAACGGCAGGATGTTGAGGAGCTTGTTTCCTTTGTAGCTACCCGTAATCTCTTTTATGAGAAGGGGTTGTGGAAAGTTGCGAGGTACATGGATGAAATAATTCGGCGGTTAATACCGTTTCCGAACGCTCATCCGCAAGCTCCTTTGCTGGGCCGTGTGAGTTTCTTGGGTTACGACTCCAAGAAAATCTGCCAATGGCTACATCGTCCTTTGGTTAAGGGCGCTGTAGTTTCGAGTAGACTACCGCGAAATTCTGCGATAGATCACGCCGCTTTGCTCAAGGTCTTACTTAAACGCAGCGAACTGCCGTTTGCTGACGTAAGACACTTGGAACATTCGGGGCGTCCTGATTCGCTCGACATCAAAATCAG